CTGCATGGTGTCCATCAGCCCGGCCCAGAGCGGAAAGGGGTCGGCGACGAAGGCGCCCTCGGCATCGAGCAGCGCGCCCCACAGCCGCGCGGGGCGGAGGCGGAAGGACTGCTCGGCCAGCGCGATGTCGACCACCTCCTGCGGCACCGGTGACAGGGTTAGCGTGATCCGCACCGCCCGGAGCTCAGCGGTCTCCTCGATGTCGGAGACCGCGCCGATGGTGCCCATGCCCTCGTAGGTTACGCCGGCCCAATGCAGCGGCCCGAGGCCGGTCCAGGCGCGGATGGGCCCGGAGGCGAAGTCGAGCTCGACGAGGACCACGGGGGTGGCGACAGGGGCGGTGGCAGCGGCCGCGGCCTGGGGCGAGAGGCGCGGCGTGGCGGCGATGCCGTCTGTCATGGCAACGTCTCCTCGAGGCGGATGGTGATGGCGGTGAAGCGCCCCGGCCGGGTCGGGTTTATCCCCTCGTCGTCGGAGGCGAGCCGCATGGCGACGGTGGGCGTGGTCAGCACCAGTGGCTCGGCGAGCGAAGCCGCGGCGCGCAGCGGTGGGGCGATCGGGATGGTGGCCGTGCCGGTGCCGGAGGCCACCACCGACTCCGTCGCCATGTAGAGCCGGCCGGCGAGGCCGATATGGTCCCCGGCGCCGACCGCCACCGCGTTCGGCCACCAGCCCTGGGTTTGGAGGGAAAGGGCACCGCGCGGGGCACCGGCGGCGAGTGACGGCGTGCCGCTGCCCACCACCAGCCCCGTCCCGTCGGTGAAGATGGTGGCGTCGGAGAAGGAATACGGTCCCGCGGGCACCTCGCCCTGGCTCCGCGGATCTCCGGTGCGGTACTCGCGCCGCCAGTCCCAGATGCGGATGGTGTTGGCCGAGCCGGCGAGCGCCGCCAGCAGCCCCTCCAGCAGGCCGGCCTGGACGCGGTTCAGCGGATCGAAGCTGGCCTCGGCGATCCAGCGCGCCCCGTCGCGGCGCAGCACCTGGGTGGCGCGGCTGACCGGCGAGACGAAGCGCAGCGTGTTGTGCTGCAGGTAGAAGCTCAGCCGCGACGGCCGCAGCGTGGCGGGCCAGGCGTATTCGGTCATGCCGATCCCTCCCCGCTATCCGCGCACGGTGTCATAGGCCGCGCCGCCACGGCGGATCGCATCCAGCGTCATCGCCGAGGCCTGGCGGGCGATCTGCCCGGCCAGCAGCCGCAGCCGCGCCTCGACGCCGGCGTCCGCGCCGCGGGCGTCGATCGTGATGCTGGTGTGGATGGTCGGGCCGCCCCCGCCCGGCGCCACGCCATTGGGGAGCACGGTCCCGGCCTGGCGTGGGACGAACCATTCCGGCCCGCGCTCGCCCACGACATAGGGTTGGCCGGCGGCGACCGGCCCGCCCTCGGCGCGGAACAGGCCGCCGATCGCGGCACCGATGGAATCAAGCCAGCTCCCCGCACCCATGCTCGACAGACCCGCCGTGACGGCATTGCCCAATGGCTCGGTGATGACCTTGCGCGCGAGGATGCGGGTGATGTCCTGCAGCAGCCCCTCCAGCACGGAGGAGAACTTCTCGCCCTTGACGATCGCGTCCTCGAAGGCGCTGGAGAAGGTCAGGCCCAGCTCGCGGACGGTGTCGGAGGTACGCGAGGCGCTCTCCTCGACGCGGCGCTCGGCGCGCTCCAACTCCTCCATCGCCGCGACCGCCTCGCGCTGGATGGTCTCGTCGGGCACCGCCCGGCCGGCCCGTTCCGCCCGCTCCACCAGGGTGGACAGGGTGGCGAGGCGGCGCTGGTAGCGCTCATAGGCGGTCTCGTTGTTCTGGATCAGCCGCTCGCGCTCGCGCAGCAGCTCGTTGAGCTCGCGCTCCGCCTCGCGCGCCTCCCGGGCCCCCTCGGTACTGGCACGGCGAACCGCGGCGACGCGCGGCTCCAGTCGGCGCAGCGCCTCGTCGCGCTCCTGCAGCGCCAGGGTCTCGAGGCGGGTGCGCTCGGCCGCGGTGACGCCACCGGCGGCCTCGGCCTCGCGCAGGCGGCGGACCCGCTCCTCGTACTCCCGGTTGATCCGGAAGCGGTCGTCGAGGTCGCGGGTGAGCTCCTGGACATCCTGCGTGGCACGGCGACGCCGGGCCTCGGCGGCGGCAGCAGCCGCGGTCTCCTGTTCGCTGCGCTGGCGCTCGCCGGCGGCCTGCTCGCCGCGCGTGATCTCGGCCTGGAGGTCCGTGTATTGCCGTCGCAGTTCCTCCAGTCGGGCGGCGCGATCGACCCCGGCCTGCTGCTCGGCGGCGCCGACCAGGCCGGGACGGATGCTGCCGCGGCGGACCGGGGCGGTGAGGCTGGCGCGGCCATCCTGCTGGCTTTCCAGCCGGGCGATCTGTGCCGCCAGCGCCTCGGCTTGGCGGCGCATGCCGGCGAAGCGTTCCTCCTCGCTGAGCATGCCCGCACCCTGGCGGACGCCGTCCACCGCGCGGGCTGCGGCGGCGAGCGCCCGAGCCAGCGCGTTGGACAGGCCGATGGCGCGGTCGAGCTGGCCGAGGAAGTTCTCGGTCGCCGCCGTCAGCTGCCCAAAGGCGCGGCCAAGGGAGAGCGGGGCGCGGTCGAGTTCGGCGCCGAGGCGTTCGGTGGCGCGTAGCAGCGCGGGAAACACCCGCTCGGCGGTGAGCTTGCCCTCGGAGCCGAGCTTGCGCAGCTCGCCGATCGAGACGCCGAGTTCCTTGGCCAGCCCCTCGGCCAGCAGCGGCATGGCCTCGAGGATGGAGCGCAGTTCGTCGCCCTGCAGCACGCCCGAGGCGAGCGCCTGGGCAAGCTGCAGCGTCGCCGAGGAGATCTCCTGCGTGGAAGCACCGGAGACGATGGCGACGCGCTGCAGGCCGCCGACGAGGCGGACCACCTGGTCGGAGGTGGCGCCGATCTCCCGCGCGGCGATCGAGAAGCGCTGGAAGGCGTCGACGCTCTCCGACACCGCGACGCCGGTCGAGAGGGCGTTGCGGTACAGCGCCTCGTAGACCGCACCGGCGCGCTCGACCGAGCCGGTGGCGTTCTGCAGGCGGGAGAGGCTCTGGGTGAGCGCGTCGCCGGCCTGGACCAGGGCGCGGGCGGCCACCGCCACGCCGGCAAGCTGGATGCCGCGGGTGGCGACGTCGAGCAGGTCCAGCGAGCGGGAGGCGCGCTCGGCGCCGCCCTTGATCTGGTCGAGCGAGCGTTGGCCGGTCTCACCGACCTCGCGTAGCCCGGCCTTGACCCGGGCGGCGTCGTCCAGCGAGAGGCGCACCGAGACGCGGCGGGTTGCATCAGCCATTCGGCTTTCCCTCCCCATCGCGGCGGGCGGTGGCGCCCTCGGCCATGCCAATGCGGATGGCGAGCAGCAACTCGGCGGCGGCCCAGCCGGCGGCGCCGAGATCGCGTGCCGCGGCGAGCGCGCCGGTGGTGTCGAGCATCAGGCCAGCCATGGTCGCCTCGGCGCAGGACGTTCCGGCCGCCCAGCAGGCGTGGCCTTCGAGGCTGATGGGAGCCTGCGCAGCATAGGGGCAGGCGTCGGCGCAGTCGCGGCCGAGCGCGGCGCAGCCGCGACAGTAGTCGGGCCCGCGGCCGAAGTGCCAGGCGGCGCGGGCCCTCAGCCGTTTCCCTCGGCAGCCACCGCGGCGACGGGAGCGGTGGCGCGATCCCAGAAGGCGGCGGCGATGTCGTCGAGGTCCATCAGGCGCTCGACCGCCTCGGGCGAGAGCGGCAGCTTCTGGCCGGCGGCGTCGCCGACGCCCTCCCAGGCAGTCACTGCGTGGCGGGCGAGCGCCTTGACCAGGAAAGCGAAGGACAGGCCGCGCGACATGTCGGCGTCGATGTCCGGGTCGGCGAGGCGGATGGCGGTCAACCGACGTGCAGCGGCGGCCTGGGCGGCCGCCATCACGGCGGTCGTCACGGGGCGGATCTCGACGCGCACGCCGCGCGGCAGGTCGAGCCAGTACGGCTCGGCCGGGAGGTCGAGAGTGAGCATGCGATTCTCCTTGTGCGTGAGTTGAGGGAAGAGGCCGGCCGCAGGGTGGCAACAGCATGCGCCTTTCGCATCGCACGCAGGCTGTGCGTAACCATTCCTCATAAGTTAAGTTCGCCAGGAGTCCTCAGTCACGGGAAGCCATGACGTCCACCGAAATCCGACGCACCTTTTTTGATCTCAGCGACAAGGACGTGGATGAAGCTGAGAGGACGGCACTGATCCGGCAGTTTGGGTTCGGCAAGGTCTCTGACTGGGACAATGTACTAAAATCGCGCCTTATTCTCCTGCTCTCGGAGGCGCAGTCTGGTAAAACCCATGAGTGCAAAGCTATGCAGCAAGCCTTATGGGAAGCGGGACAGCCTGCGTTCTACATCGAGCTATCTTCGGTCGCCTCACAGCCTTGGCGGGAACTTCGGTCGCCCGATGAGACGGATCGCCTCGAGAGGTGGCGATACGCAGAGGCCGAGATCGCCACGATCTTCCTGGATTCGGTCGACGAGTTGAAGTTGACGCAACGGGGCTTCCAGGCCGCGCTGCGGAACGTCGCGAACGACCTACAAGGTCAATTGGCCCGCCTCCGGGTCGTGCTCACCTCGCGCCCGCTGCCGGTGGATCGAGACCTCTTCTTGAAGACGTTCGCTGCACCCAAATCGCCTCCGCCGCTCAGTGAGAGCCCCTTCGTTGCGTTAGCCCTGGGGGAGACGCGCGAAAAGGAGAAGACGGACGGACCGCCTGAAGTACGGTTCGTCTCCCTGATGCCACTCAGATCAGCGGACGTTGCAAAACTGGCGGCGAGCCGTGGGGTCAGAGACACCGCCGCGTTCCTGAAGGGCCTCGAGACGTCCTCAATGTTGGACTTTATGCGGCGCCCGCAGGACGTGATCGAAGCCGCAAGCGCATGGAACGAATTGGGTGGGAGGTTCGGCACGCATGCGCAGCAGGTCGAGCTCGATATCAAGGTTCGGCTGAAGCCCAACGTCCTGCGCCCGGACAGGCAGCTTGAGGATGCAAGTGCTTTGGAGGGGGCGAAGCGGCTCGCCCTCGCCGTCGTCCTCACTCAGCGCATGACAATCCGGCACGACGTGAACAACGACCTTGGCGATGCGCCGCCCGTAGTGGATCCCGCGGTCATCCTGCCTGACTGGCGCGATGACGACCGAAAAGGACTACTGGAACGCGCGCTTTTCGGCTTCGCGAGCTATGGTCGGGTAAGGTTCCACAATCGGCTAGCATTCGAATTTCTGGCCGCATGGCGATTCGCTGACCTAGTCGAGGTCGGCATGTCACGAAAGGCGTTGCGACGCCTGCTCACCGTGCAAACCGCCCAAGGGTTCACCGCGATCCGTCCTTCACTGCGCGAGGTAGCCGCCTGGCTTGCTTTACGGCAGCGGTGGGTGTTCGACCTCGTGGTTGCGTTCGACCCGGCCCTACTGATGAACCTCGGCGACCCCGGCAGCCTGTCAGCAGAGCAACGGCGGGAGGTCTTGGCTACGTTCATCGAGCGGTTCGGCAAGGGTGGCTGGCGCGGTCTTTCCGTTCCGCAGATCCAAGTCCACCGGCTTGCGGACACCTCCATGGCATCGATCATCAGCGCTGAGTTCGACGCGATCGAGAATCCGGAGGTGCGAGAGATACTGCTCGACCTGATCGGTGACGCTCGTCTGCACGACTGCGCACATCTAGCGCGGCGAGTTGTGTGGGACCCGAAGGTCGAGCTGCCGGAGAGAATTGACGCGCTTAACGCGATGATTGCGCTTGAGGACCCCGACCTCCTGCAGATTGCGGAGGAGTTGCGCGTCGGGCCCGGCCGGTGGGGTCAGGATTTCGCGCGATCAGCCATCTACCGGCTGTTTCCGCAGCACATGTCGGTCAATCAGTTCCTTGCAGTCTTGAGTTGGGTGCAGGAGACCCAGCGCACTGGCGCAGAGCTGTCTCGCAACCTTCCTCCTCGCGTTGAGGAACTGACGGTCGAGCGGCTCGAAGAACTGCGCTTCGGGCTTACACCGCTGGTCGAAGATGGGTTCAGCCTAGACGTCAACCTCCGCACTTCCAGGAACAAGCGTCCACATCTCGTCCATCTGCTGGCCGCAACCTGCGCGCTGCTGCTCGGCGCGGGCGCGCTTTCGGCGTCGCAAGCGAAATCGGTCGCCCTAGCGGCCGAATTGGCGCGCGGCATGAGGTCGGACGACGCGATACCTTCAAGGCTTTCCGAAGCGGTCGCCTCGGCTTTGCCGGAGGTCCGAGTTGCCCTTTTCGTAGAGCATGTCGCACTCATGAGAAGACTGCGACCGGAACGGCCGCGGCTGGATCTCTTTATGGAGCTTGCTTGGCGAGGCGCGCTGAGGTTGAGGGAAGACGATAGCGCATGGATGCGGGAGCTTTTGTCGACCTCGCATACCTCGGCGGATCTCAGGGCCGCGGCGTTGCTGATGGAAGTATTCGCTTTCACTCCAGAAACCGAAAACCCCAAGGCCTATCTCGAGAGCCTTAGGCCACTCGTATCCGACGATACCGAACTCGCCGCATTCTTAGAGGAGCGCCTCAAGCCGCCTCTCAGCAGCAGAACAGAACGCCGCTGGGCCGTCTGCAACGCACGACGCAAGCGTCAAGAGGAGCGGCGCAAGGCGAAGGACAAAGCGAGCTGGGTCATGTTTTGGCGAAACCTCAAGGATGATCCAGACACTGCGTTCAGTCCTGAGCACGCTGAGAACACCGCGTGGAACCTCTTGCAGGTGATGGCGCGCGGGGGGGCTCGGAGCAACTCCTCAGGCTGGGACCGCCAACTGATGGAGAAGCATCTTGGGAAGCAAATCACTGACCGACTTCGGTGCGCCCTGATTCCGTTGTGGAGGAGAGAGACGCCGCTGCTGCCGTCTGAACGCCCCGAGAAAGAACGCAACATCTATTTTCACCGCTGGACACTCGCTTTGGCCGCTATTGCTGCAGAAGCGGAGGACGCCGAATGGGCCGCTCGCCTGAAGCCTAGCGAGGCGGAGACCGCGGTCCGATATGTGCCTCTGAGCAGCTCCAACTTTCCGGCTTGGCTGGCTCCGCTAACTGCGGCCCATCCCACGACAGTGGAACGCGTGCTCGGCGGCGAGGTCAGCTGGACGCTGTCGTTGCCGGCGAAGGCTAATGCGCGATCGATCTTGCTGCAGGACATCCAGTACGCGAATCCTGAGGTCGCTAGGCTGTTCTTGCCGCGCCTCCGGTTATGGATCGAGTCTGACCCAGACCAGCCGGCACCGGCGGACGACGCCAGTGGCGCAGCGGATCGGCTCGAGCAAGTGATCGAGATCCTTCTAAAGTTTGGCGACGGCGCTGACAGGGAGGCGATCGGGACGATGGCGTCGTCTGCTCTTGCTAAAGGAAGCAGCGAGCAGTTCTCCCGCGTCTTGCTGCCGGCGTTGTTCGAAGTAGACCCGGAGAGGGCTGTCGAGCGGCTAGAAACCATATGCTCCGATGTCAGTGTCTCCCGGGAGAGCGCGGCTGTGGAATGGTTCGCAAAGCTGTTCGGTGGGCTTCATCGCGGGCAGGGCGTCGACCTCAAACACCGAGGAATGACAGCCGATCTTCTTCTCCGTCTCCTCCGGCTCGCCTATCGACACGTCGAGCGCGAAGAAGACAACGTCCACGAACGCAGCTATTCGCCAGACACGCGGGATACTGCTGAGACGGGTCGCAACATGCTGCTCAACGCCGTGATCGAACTCGGTGGCGCGGACGGATGGAAGGCCAAGCAAGACATCGCAAACGAGCCGGAGTTCGCGCATCTTCGAGAAAGGCTTCGCGCGCTGGCGATGGAGAAGAGCGCGAGGGAGGCGGACAACCTGGCGATGCGGCCCGAGGAAGTGCGCACACTCGACGACAGGCGGGAGCCGGCACCTCGATCTGCAGCGGAAATGTTCGTGCTCATGCTGGATCGCCTCGATGATCTTCACGATCATATGCTTGAGGACACTTCGCCTCGCGAGCTCTGGTCGTCCATCAAAGACGAGCGAGTTATGCGGCGGGAAATCGCGCGCTTTCTGGAGACGCATGCCCGTGGCGCCTATTCGATCGCTCAGGAAAACGTAACCGTGGACGAGAAGGAGACCGACATCAGGCTTCGTTCCCCAGTCAGCGCGATCGAAGGTGTCATTGAACTCAAGGTCGGCGACAAGGACTATTCAGGCACGGACCTGAAGGCGGTGATCTCGGAGCAACTCGTTAGAAAGTACCTGGCGCCCGCGGGTCGTCGTGCTGGCTGCCTCATGATCACGCGAGCAGAGCGCGACGGCTGGCAGCACCCCGACACCGGCGAGCATCTCGACTTCGATGGGCTTATTGCGATGTTGCAGGATTCGGCGAAGGCAGTTCAGCGAGGGTTCCCCGACGAAATCCACATACAGGTCGTGGGCCTCGACCTAAAGCCGCGGCTGACTACGGAGCGAGAAGCCAAGGTGGGTAAGCGAACAGGCCCGAGGCAAAGGGTGAGTCTGAAATCCGGAACTAAGAACTGATGGAGGTCGTGCGCGACGGCGACCGCGGCTACTTGGCGCAGCTTGCCGCATGCTTCGAAACCACCTCCCTCCTCACGCAGCGCGCTTGGCGTCACGCGTACTCCGTCCCCGCCTGCTGGTTCTTCAGCACCGCTGTCATCATGCGCGTCGCCGTCGTGTTGTAGGCCGCGCGGAACTCGAAACTGGCCTCGACCCCGCCCGGCCCTTCGACCGGGGTCTTGGCCAGCGCCAGATACACCTCGTGCAGCACGAAGGTCAGGCTGCGGTTCGCGTCGATCGTGTAGCCGAAGGCGAACTCCGCCGGCGCATTGTTCTGCGCCTGGGTCAGCAACGTGGTGTCCGCGAAGCGCGCGGTGATCTGGCCGGTGGCGCGCGCGATGCCGGGATCCACCCCCTCCACCTTCCGGTCAGCGCGGATGGTGCGCACCATCTCCATGCCGTTCGCGTAGGTCAGGCGTGCGCCGGTCACCTGGGCGAGCGCGGCGCCGTTCCGGCTGATCGCACCTTGCGCCTTGTGGAAGGCGGTGTAGGCGGCGCTGGTCGGCGTGCCGCCCGAGCTCGAGGCACCGCGCGTCGAGCCCTGCCCCATCAGCCCGAAGGTCGCCGTCGCTGGGCCGGTCGGCGATAAGTCGATCTCCAGCGTGTCGGCGCGCACGCCGGCGCAGAGATCGTAGTTCGGCACGTCGGGATAGCCGATCTCGACGCTGTTCGAGGGCAGCGCCGCCGCGCCCGAGCCGAAGCTGTGGATGAAATTCGGGCTGGTGCCGGTGGTGGTCGGCGGGCCGAGCAGCAGGCGCAGCCAGTGGCCGATGTTGACCAGATCCACCGGGACCACCGCCTGGCCCTGCACGGTGACGGTGTCGAGGAAGGGTGCCGCCGGATCGCGGCTGCTGCCGACGCCGATCACATCGGCATCGAGCAGCGGCTGCTCGGCGCCGAGGTCGCAGGAGAGGAAGGGCATACGCAGCCAGTCGCCCGCGGGCGCGGTGCCGTAGGTCGCCTCGGGGATCATGAGCAGACGGCAATTGGCGCCGATGGCACGGGGCATCGGAGGTCTCCGGGATCAGCGGGATGGAAGTGCGTCAGGCCAGCGGTGCGCCAGCGACGGTGAAGAACAGCGCGACGGGGACCGACGCAGCGCGGGCGGCCGCGGCGCCTTCGAACTCGACATCCTCGAACTCCGGCGCACCGGGCTGCGCCCACTCCACCGCGCCGCCGAGTGTGCGGTCGGCGGTGATGGCGGCGGCGACGTCCACCAGCAGCGCGTCAAGCAGGGTGCCGCGCGCGGCCGGCGTGGCGCCGCCGACGGTGACCTCGACCTCGGCGCGGTGCTCCACCTGCCAGGCGAGCGGCGACAGGATCGCCGTCTCCTCGACGGTCTCGCCGTCGCGGATGACGATCAGCCCGCCCGGCGGCAGGCGCTGCGGCACGGTCTCGCCGCGCAGGACCAGAGGCGCCGGATTCCTGCCGACCAAGGATGTGGCCAGTCGGCTGTGCAGCGCCGCGATCGCAGCCTCACGCATGCTCACGGCGCCGCCCTCCCGCTCTCGCGCTCCCAGGCCGCGACAAAGCGCCCCGGCAGCCGGCGCAGGCCGCGCTCGGCGGCCCCCTTCACATCCAGCCGCTTGGCGAGCTTCACCTGCGGCAGCAGCAGGAACATCGGCACCATGCCGCGCTGGAGCATGCCGCGCGCCCAGGCCTCGCGACCCTTGCGGTTGCCGGTGCCGACCTCGGCGAGCCCGCCGGCAACGAGCCGCGTGCGGCGGCGCTGGCCGGTCTGCTCCCCCTGACGTAGCGGCAGGCACCACACGAAGCCGCGCCCGGATTGGAACGGCCGGAGAAAGCCCTGGCCGGAGGCGACCATCTGCGCCGGTGTCACGCGCATGCCTTTCTCGCCGCGGCCCCGCCGCCCGCGCGCCGCGTTGAAGCCGGTCGGGATGGCCAGGAACTGCCGTCCGCCCTTGGCACGGATCAGCGCCCCGCGCTCGAAGGCGTCGATGACGTTGGGCACCTTGGTCCAGACCAGCCCGGCGGGTCGCAGCGACTGGCCGGAGCGGGGAAACACCTGCGAGCGCCAGGCATTGGCGATGCCACGGGCGTTGCCGCCGAAGCTGCTGGTGACCTGGCGTCGCAGCTCCTGCTTGACCTGCTCGGTCTCGGCGCGGATCGCCGTCATCGCCGCGCGCTCGCCGGCGCGGACCTCCGCCGCGAGCACCTGGCGCAGGTCGCCGACGATGCGGGCGGCGAGCCTCACGGGGTGCCGCCGCCCGGCGGCAGGCCGGTGCGGTGGCGGATAATCGCCACCGCGAGGTCATGCAGCGCCGCCTGGCCGAGATAGCCGAACACGAAGGCAAAGAGGAACCGGCCGTATTCGTTGAACTCGAGGAAGCCGCCGAGGGCGTAACCGGCGCTGCCGACCAGAGCGGCGGAAGGGACCTCCCAGGCGAGGCACCAGCCGAAGCGGCGACGCTCGGGGTTATTCCAGCGCACGAAGCCGCCGGCGAGGCCCGCGGCGGCGCCGAGCAGCAGGTCGCGCAGGATCTCCAGCAGGGTGAGGGTGGTCTGCGGCATGGCGAACTCCTATCGCTGGCAGAGCACGCGCCAGGCAGTGCCGGAGGCATCGCGCTCGACATGGGTGACGGTGAGCAGGTCGGCGCCGAGGGCGAAGCTGTCGCCGGCGGCGAGGTCGGGCAGGACGGCGATGGCGACGGAGAGAATGTCGGTGGCGGAGAGGATCTCGGTGCCGAAGGCATTGGCCACACGATCCGGCGAGGATCGCAGCACCCTGACCGCGATGGGCACGCCACTGCCGCCCTGCCGGTAGACGGCGTCGGCCCCGAGGTTCGGATCGGCGACCAGCGCCGCCATTGCCGCAGCGAAGGCGTTCATCGCCCGCAGGCTCCGCGGATCCGCGCGCGCAGATCGCCATAGTCGTCAATCATGCGTGCCAGCACCGATCCGTCGGAGAGTGCGGCCAGTTCCTCCGCCGCCTGCACCTGCGCGGCATGGGAGTACCGCACCAGCGCGAAGCAGGCCGGTTCAGAACCGGGCGGAGCGCAGGCGCTCAGCAGCGCCATCAGCGCGATACTCGGCAGATGCCGCATCGGCTCTCTCCCTGGCCTGCAGGGCATCGCGTGCTGCCTGCTGTTCCGCCTCGGCGCGACCCTGCCGCCGGCCCATGGCCAGCAGGGCCAGCACCGCAGCGGCGCCGGCGAGGACAGCCGCCACCCAGCCACCGATGCGGGACCACAGGGCAGCAAGCAGCGCGGTCATGCCGGCTGCCGCAGGCGCCAGAGCAGCACGCCGAGGATGGCGGCGAGGATCACCGCGATGGCGACCATCGGTGCGAGGCTGCCGAGCGCCTGGATCGCCGGCGCGGCCTGGGCCGCGACGGTCGCCACCCCGGCCGCGCCCACCGCCACCGCACCGCGGCCGGTGCCGGTGGTGGTGGCGACCTGCCGCAGCGTCGCCGGTGCAGGCGGCGGCACGCCCGCCATCGTCAAAGCGCGGTCGATGGCGGTGGCCGGATAAGCCAGCCCGGCACATTCATGGGCGATGATGGCCTCGACCATGGGGCGGAGCTGGTCGTGCCGATGCAGGTCGACCGGATCGTCGGCGCCGACGCCCATGCGCCGCGCCACCACCGCAACATAGGCGCCGGTATCGTTCTCCCCGGGCGGGGCCCAGCGATCGATGATCCGCCGGACCGTGCGCAGGCCGTGGCGGTCCTGGTAGGTGGTGAGCAGGGCCGCCAGGGCGCGGATGCCGTGTTCGTGGCTGACGAACCGGCAGAAGCGTCCATCGGAGGGCGGCTCGGCGAGCCCCTGCCACTTGTTGGCGGAGACGTGCTCGATATTGCCCGGGTTGCGGTTGCGATAGCCCCGCGTGGCCCTGGGGTCGATCCGGCTCATGCGCCGCTCGCCGGCACGCGGGCCAGCATCACGCGCACCATGGCATCGGCTGCCAGCGCGGCGACGGTGCAGAGCCCGACCTGGAAGTTGCCGGTCGCGGTGGTGGTGATGCGGCGGTTGGTGTTGTCCCAGAACACCCGCGCCCCCTGGCTGATGGCGAGCGCGGGCTCCTTGGTCAGCTCGAACTCGCCGCGGGTCTCGCAGTCGACGGAGGCGTTCTGGGCCGCGTCGGAGGCCGCCACCCCGAAGAAGGCGCCGACCAGCATGCCCTGGCCGGAGAGGATGCCGCCGGCATAGGGCACTGCCATCGGGATGGAGCGGGCGTCGGGTCGGATGCAGTTGCGCATGGAAGGGTCTCCTGGAAGCGCGCAGGGCGCCGACCGGTGTTCCGGCGGCGCCCTGGCGCGATGCGGATGGGAAGGAGGGAAAGCGGCGGGATCAGGTGCCCGGATTGAACCAGGCGCCGCGCCAATCGATGGCGCCGACGCCGAAGTCGAAGATCACGCTGACCTCGACGCCGTCGGCGCCCTGCACCGGGCCAGTGGCAACCTGCGGCCCCTCGGCGCCGTTGAGGTAGCCGTAGACATAGACCGGTGCCGCGACCGGGTCGGAGAACAGGTACCAGCGGTTCGCCTGGATCAGCGGCTCGATCACCGGCTGCACGAAGCCGGCAAAGACGTTCGCCTTGCCGATCTCGCTCGCCTGCACGACCACCGTCGCCTGGCGGGCGGCGAGCTCGAGGTTCGGTCCGACCAGCAGGCGCATGGTCTGGCCCATCGAGATCGGCAGGCCGTCGAGCGTGCGCTGCTTCATGATGGCGGTGCGGCCGGCGCCAATGGTCGAGGTGTCGAGTACGGTGCCGGTGCTGGCCTTGTTGGCGCGCGCCGCGCCGGTGGCGAACACCGGCGCGCTGCCGGTGGTCAGGGTCGGGCCGTCGCCATTGGCGCTGTTCACCAGCTGGTAGGCGGTGGCGTTCTCGAACTCGGCGACACGGCGACCGATGGCGGCGGCGAAGTCGGTGAAGGCGCCGAGGTCGTCATTGACCAGCATCGGCCGCGTGACCCGGATCCGCCGCGCGAAGGTCTGCAGCAGGACGATCTCCTGGCTCTCGGACATGGTGCCGACCTGGATCTCGCCGTTCTCGGCGAGGGGCAGCAGGGTCGGGAAGTCGCCGATGCGCAGGTGGCGGTGCGGCTTGAAGTCGCGGAAGTCGCGCCGGAGGAAGACCTGGCGGTAGGTCGGCTGCGCCGGCTGGTAGGCGGCGAGCAGCATCTTGTTGGCCGCAGCCGCCAGCAGCAGCGGGAAGTCGGAGCTCGTGTGAAAGGCGCGCTCGGCGAGGACGGTCGGGTTGCGCGGCGGGTTGCGGTCCCCACGGCGGGAGAGCAGTTCGCGCAGCATGTCGGAGGGGCGCCAGCCGAGGAATTCAGCGTGGCGGCCGGAACCCTGCGGCTGATACCCGGGCATGGCACGGGTGGCGAGCGCCTCAGCCATCGCGTCGAGGACCTGCGCCGGGTCGTCGTGGCTGGCGCCGGTCTCGGGTCGCGCAGGGATCGAGGGACGCGGGCCCTGCGCCACCAGGGCATCGAACAGGGCGCGACGGGCCTGGTCGCCGGTCCAGCCCTGGGCGATGGCCTCGGCACGGACCGGGGTGATGCGTTCCACGGGCAGCAGGGCGCGCGCCGCCTCCACGGCGGCATCGATGCCGGCGATGCGCTCGCGCTCGGCGTGCTGAGCCTCGGCGCGGACCGCGTCGAGATCGGGCGGCGCAGCGCGGGTCGGCTCGGGCGGCAGGGTGGGCGCCGACGGGGCGGCCTGTGCGGGGCTGGTGGTCACGGTGGTCTCCTGGGGC